GTTGCGGAAAATTTACCATTAATTATAGAGGCAGCCATTCAAATAATAATGGCTCTAATACAAGGAATAATTGAAGCATTGCCACTATTAATTGCACAAATTCCAAATATAATAAATGGAATAGTATCAGCAGTTATTAATAATTTACCATCAATTATTAGTGCAGCCATTCAAATAATAATGGCTTTAATACAAGGACTTATTAAAGCAATTCCTATGTTAGTAGGTAGTATACCTACTATAATATCTGCAATAATAAATGCTTTTGCTCAAGCTAATTGGAAACAAATAGGTACAAACTGTTTGGATGGTCTAACAAATGGTCTTTTAGCAGGGGTTAGTGCAGTAGTGAATACAGCAAAAAATATAGCCAGCAGTATAGCAGATGGATTTAAAAGCTTTTTTGGAATCCATTCACCATCAACTCTGTTTAGAGATATGATAGGTAAAAACCTTATTAAAGGTATTGGTGTAGGTATTGATGTAGAAACTCCAAATCTTGAAAAAGAAGTAGATGGTAATCTAGAGGATCTAACAAGAAAAATGAGAACTACAATTGATTTTGAAACTACTAATGTTTCTGCCAATATGGCAATGAACTCTAGCTATAGAGCTGCTATGGAAACTCCATATACTAATCTAAATAATAATGATATTCAAGAAGATAGTACATTTATAGTTCCAGTATATATGGATAGCGAAAAAATATCCGAGTATACTTATAAAAAAGTTGATGGTAAATTTGCTTTAGCTGGAAAGAGGGTGAGATAGTGTTTATAAATAATATTAATATAAGTAACTTTAAAGCAAAATTGTTAGATAGAAATATAGGAACAGCTGAAATTGATATTATAAACAATTGGAGTGCTAACTCACTTAATCCATATATATCTAATAAGTTTAGATATAAATATAAGGTACTTAAACTTACTTTAGATATAATATGCAGTAATGATGATGAGATAGAGATAATGAAGAGTATTCTTATTAAGCAATTAGCCATATCAACAATAAAATTTCATGATATAGACATTTATTATAGGGGTTTTATAAGTGATACTCCATCATCAAAGCATATAGTAGAAGGAAATGAAATTCTAGAAGTGACTATGCTTGTTGTAGCTGAGAAAGAAGAGAAAATTGAAATCATGAATAGAATTAATAATAAAACTATAAATGTAGATGGTGATATAGAAATACCGGCTATAGTTGAAATAATACCTTCTATATCTATTGCAGATATAGTAATCAATGGATTAAGTTATAACCCTATTATTATTAAAAACTTAATAGGGGGTAAAAGGGTAACAATAGGAGAAGATACTGTAACAGTTGATGGAATTAATAAGTTTAGTGATTGCGATATGTGGGAATTTCCTACACTTAAACCAGGAATTAATACAATTACTGTTAGCAGAAATAATGTAGATATAAATATTAAATATAAACCTAGATATATCTAGATGAAAAGATGATCAATGTGTTAAAAGCAACTAAGAAGTTAGCATTTACAAAAAATAATGAGATAGAAGATCTACAATTTGCTTACGTGATTGAATTTTATAAAAATTTATATATTGGTAAAAGAATTGGTTTTAGGAGGTACTTTATAATGATTATAAAATTAAACAATAACCGAATAGTAAATGATGCTCCAGTTTTAGGAGCAATATCACAAAAAAAATTACCTATAAAAGTTTCCTATGTTTTAGCTAAGAATATAGCAAAAATAGAAGATGAACTTAAGTTATACAACAAAGAAAAACAAAAACTTATTGATATGTATAGTATTAAAGACGAAGAGGGAAAACCTTTAATAGAAGATAATAATATAAGGATTGCAGAGGAATATATAATGGACTGGAATCGAGATATTAAAGATCTATTAGATATAGAGAATGAAATAGATATTCATAAATTTCAAATAGATGAACTTGTAAACTCTGATTGTGTTATGAGTCCAATGGAGTTAATGCTTATAGATTATATGATAGAGGAGTAATCCCTAAAACTCTTGATACAGAGAAAGGAGATTAATAATGCTACAATTATATGACTTAAACAAAGTTAAAATAAGTAATTTAACTTTATATAAAGACCTTAAAATACAAAGTGTTCTTAGCAATGGAGATAAGACACTTTCTTTTTCATATCCATCTAGATTCTCCGATGAGATTAAAGAAGAGGGGTATATAAGAACTAAAACCCATGAGTTTGTAATAAAAGAAATTTCAACTAATGGAGAGTGGAAATCTATTCAAGCAGTTCTTAATGTAGAAGACTTAGAGGGTAAGACTTCTTAATGTAGAAGACTTAGAGGGTAAGACTTGGGAACACTTTGATACTTCTGATCAAACTATAGCTGAATGTTTGACACTTGCATTAGCTGGAACAGGTTGGATAATAGGATGTTGCAATGAGACAAAAAGGAGAACCATAAGTAAAACTAATTGTAGTACATGGGATATAATCCAAGATATTAAGAAAACCTATTTTGTAGAAATGGAGTTTGATACACTTAATAAAAGGATAAATATAGCCCAAAAGCTTGGAAATGACAAGGGAGTCTATTTTATAGACTCTCTAAATTTAAGAGATTTAGATGTAAAAAGTAATTCTTATGATTTTTGTACAAGACTTATTGCCATAGGAGAAAACGACTTAAAAGTTACAGTAGAAAATTATCAATATTCTTCAAAAAAGAAAACTATTATATGGAAGGCTGAAAAATATACAGATGAAAATTCACTTAGAGAAGATGCGATTGCAAAGTTAGAAGAGTTAAGTAAACCTTATAAAAGTTATGGAGCTGATATAGTAGATCTCGCAAGCATTAATGATAAGTATAGTATTTTATCATATGGTCTTGGAGACATAATTACTCTTATATCTAAAGAAGAAGGTATTAAAGAAAAGCAAAGAATAGTTAAAATGGTAGAATATCCAGATGAACCTGATAAAAATACATGTGAGATAGCAAACACTATATTGACATTTGAGGATATGCAAAAGGAATATGAAAATACTTCCAAAACTGTAAACAATATTACTAGCAGTAACGGAACTATATCTGAAGGAGCTATAAAGGGTACAGTAGAAAAAATTACAATTAATAAGGCGGACATACAGAACCTTAATGCAGTTGAAATTAGAGTTGGTGATCTTGAGGCTACAAGTGCTACAATAACACAACTAGATGCAGCTAATGCTAATATAGTAAAGTTACAGGCTGATAAAGCAGATATAACAGAACTTAATGCTGGTGTAGGAAGAATAGAGATATTAGAAAGTAGCGTAGGAGATATACAAACTCTTGTAAATGGAAACCTTACATCTAACAATATCCAGTCTTTAATCCTTACCTCCGATAAAGTCACTGTAGACAATGGCTTCATCAAAAACGCCATGATTGAGAATCTAGATGTTAGTAAAATTAATTCCGGAGATATATCTACTAATAAGTTCAAGATAAAATCTGATAATGGTGGAATTGAAATAACAGGTGCTACCCAACAATTTAAGGATAAGAATAATAGAGTTAGAATACAAATGGGACAGGATATCAAAGGTGATTTTAATTTTATTTTAAGAGGAGAAGATGGAACTACTACTCTTATAGACCACAGAGGAATTAAGGAAAATGCTATAGGTGATGACCTCATAAAAGGTAATATGATTTCTGAGAATTCTGTAGGTGGTAAGCAGATAGATTATAATAGTTTCACAGAAGAATTTAATAAAGATACTAACACACATACCCTAAAATCTTCTAAAGTAATGATAGATGAAAAAAGCCAAACTTTGAATGTAGCTTTTAATGAACTTAACAATACAGTAGATGGTGTAAAAACTATTACAGAAAGTAATACAACTGCTATAAATATTCAGCAAGGCAAGATAAGTGCATTAATAAGTAACACTACAATAGTTAAGGATGGAGTAACTACACAGTTAAAGGATGCTTATAATTCTACAGTAGCTACAGTAGATTCTATTAGTAGTACTATAAGTAGTCATACGACTACTATAAATGAATTAACCGGTCAAATAACTGGTGTGGATACTAGGACAAATGAAATAAAAAGGACACTAGATGGTACAGTAGCAACAGTTAGTTCTCATAGTGCAAGTATTAATGGACTTAATAGTACAGTAAGTACACAAAGTTCCACAATTGCTCAAATGAAAGATTCTATAGCTTTAAAAGTTGAAGCAATTCAAGTTGCAAATATCGTAAACGGAGCTATAGATAGAATTGAGGTTGGTGGTAGGAATTTATTTATTCTTAAAAATGTAGGTAAATACAAAGCATCTCATAATAACATAGGAGATACCGCTAATATTGTTATCGAGAACTATACTTTTAATATTATTGCAAATCCTTCTGATTTATTGGGATGCACAATTTATAATATTAAAGATAAGCTTATTATAAGTGGTGAAACAAACTTAACTACTTTAACACCTCATTATACTTTCTACAATGAAAATGGTACTGTTGCCCAAGTACAACGAAGTCTGACGATTACGGTAGAAGATGATAAGTTTAAATTTATTTTAGATGTACCACCAAATGCTTTTAAAATGGAAATAGGACTTGGATTATACCCATATGCATCTCCATATTGGCTTAAAAATGTGAAAATAGAAAAAGGCAACAAAGCTACAAATTGGACACCAGCACCAGAAGACACACAAGAGCAAATAACTACAGTATCTAAAAGAACTGCTACAATAGAAACTAACTTAACTGGTATTACTAACAGAGTATCTAGTGTAGAGCAGACTACAACAACTATAGATGGTAAAGTAAAGGATATGGACACTAGGCTTAAAACAGCTGAAGTAAAAATTACTGATAGTGCAATAATATCTGCAGTAAGTAGTACAATTAATACTGCAAAGAATGATGCCATTGAGTTAGCAAAAGCAATTAGTGAAGGTAAGATGATTTATGCAGATGCTACATTTACAAAAGGCAATAATGGACTAAATGTTTACAATAATTCCGGAGGGGCACATACTACAGTAACAAGGATAGCAAAACCTAGTGATTGCCCAACTACATCTACGCACTGTATTGAGGTAAAAACAATTGGAGGAACTACAAGCCCTGGATTAGGCGGGTTTTATTTTGGAAATACGGCTAGACCAAATGCTATTTTCATATTAAAAATGATAGCTAAAATTCCAGTAGGAAGTAAATTAATGTTTGCATCTAACGCCTATGGAAGTGGTGGGAGTGCTAAATGGTTGACGAGTAATGCGGGAACTGGACAATGGGAAGAGTATATTCATAAAGTTACTTGTGGTAGTGATGGTACTTTCTCTACGACCAACTTCTTCTATATAGACAAAGGGACTATACCTTTTATGTGGCGTATAGCATCAGCAACTATTTATGATATTACAGATACTGCTGATTTAACTATGAGAATTAATAGTGCAGAACAGAAGATTACTGATACCGCAATTGTATCTACGGTTAGAAGCTCAACTTCTTATAAATCTGATCTAGGAGCAAAGGTTTCTTCCAATGCTATTATTTCTTGTATTAATCAAACTGCCGAATCTATAAAAATAAGTGCTAGTAAAATAAATCTTACTGGATATGTCACCATGACGAACCTAAGCACCGCTGGACAAACAATTATTGATGGTGGAAACATTAAAGCTAATACAATATCTTTAGAGCGTTTAAAATCTGCGACAAACAACCCTATTATAAGATTATTTGGAAAATGTAGTTTAGATGCAACTGCTAAAGACGAGTTGGGAGTAGGAACTGCAATTCGTTTAAAATGGAATGAAAACACTTATATTCGTATCGCCGAAGATGCTACAGACATATACCAAAATGGTATTGCTAGGTTTAGATTTTATCCTAATTATCTGGATTGCAAAGCGCCAAGCATTTACTTTGCAGACCAGTGCAAAATAGATGCTAGTGCTGGTACGTTTAGATTTTATATTTCTAAAAGCGTAGATACGGGAATAAGAATATCTCCGGATGGTACTATTAGTTTTATGGTTGCCGGAACACCTAGACATGTATTTAACACAAACGGAACGAAAGCTGGAGGAACTATAGTTGTAGATGGAGCGACACTTGGAATGTCTCCAATAGATAGTCCAAAGGTATTATTAGAAGATGTGTTGTTCGATATAGATATAAAAGAGGAAGGAACTACAGTATCTTTAGACAGTACATTCCTTAAGACTATATCTACTTATGCAGTATTCTGTAGTAATCCAGGGGTAATTATAGTTTCTAAGGATAGAACTAGCTTTACAGTAAGAGGATATAATGGAAAAGTTGATTTTAGAGTGATAGGCTACAGAATAGGATACGAAGAACAATATTATCAAGTTGTTGGTTAAGAGATTAGAGAAATCTAGTCTCTTTTATTATGTAAAAAGGAAGGTGTAGGATGGAAAATGAAATAGTTAAAATGGTTGCTAGTCAAGGAGTGTTTGCAGTATTTTTTGCATATCTTCTTTTTTATGTCTTAAAAGAGAACTCAAAGAGAGAGGGGAAATACCAGGAGATAATTTCAGACCTAACACAAAGGTTTAATATTCTAGATCATGTTAAAAAAAGTGTAGATAAAATAGAGGAAAAGTTAGAAAGGTAGGTTTTAACTATGGAATTATTAAAAGGTTTATTACAGATTAAAAAGCTTATAGCATTACTATTAACTATAGTATTTGCGATATTAAGCCTAAGAGGTTTTATAAGTTCTTCAGAGTTTCTAACCATATTTAGTATGGTAATTGCTTTTTATTTTGGACAGTCTAGTGCAAGACAGGCCATTAAAGAAAATAAGATAGATTTAGAGTAAGGGAAACCTTGCTCTTTTGCTTTTTAAATTTAAGGAGGAATGGATTATGAAATTAAGAGGGATAGATGTATCACATCACCAAGGGACTATAGATTGGGATAAGGTTAAAAGTCAAATAGATTATGCAATTTTAAGTATAGGATATGGTGATAACATAACAAGCCAGGATGACAAGCAATTCCATAGAAATGCTAAAGAATGTACTAGACTTGGCATACCCTTTGGAGTTTATATTTATTCTTATGCAACCTCAATATCACAAGCCAAAAGTGAAGCAGATCATGTCCTAAGATTAATAAAAGGATATGAACTAAAATATCCAGTTTATTATGATTTAGAAGATGCAGGGACTACAGGTAAGTGCTCTAATAAATTTATAGCAGATATTGCAGAGGTATTTTGTAATACTATAGAAAAAGCTGGTTATTGGGCAGGTATTTATGCAAATACATCCTGGTTTAGTAATAAGCTAACAGATAACAGGTTTAATAAATGGGTTAAGTGGGTGGCTCAATATAATACAACTTGTACCTATAAAGGTAAACATGATATGTGGCAATATGCTAGTGATGGAAGAGTAAATGGTATTAGTGGTAATGTAGATATGAACTATTGCTATGTTGATTATCCTGAATTAATTAATCCTAAAGCTAACTTATCTAAACCAACAAAACCAAAACCTAGTACAGATACCAAAGAAGATAAGAAAATGGATTATATTATACAATATTCAAATGCAACAGACCAAGCTATAGCTGAGGTAATAGCTGATAGGATTAACTGTCCAACAATAAACTGTTTAAGACCATATGCTTACTATGGACAGTATAAAACAGTTATTGCAGTAGGAGAAGCTAAGAATAAGAGTGGACATACAAATGTACTTATCCAGGGTAAGAATAGAGAGGAAACATTAGATAAGGCTATAGATTATTGTAAGAAGTTAGGTAAATAATATTTAAGGCTAGTAGGGAGTAAAATCTTTATTAGTCTTTTTATAAACACATAATTGAAAAGAGAACAAATGTTTGATAGAATGTATTTATAGGGGGTTATAAAATGTTGACTAAAAAGCAAGGGATAGTTCTTAATGCCATAAATGAATATGTACAGAGGGAGAGTATTTCACCAACAGTTAGAGAGTTATGTGATATTGTAGGTATAACATCTACATCTACGGTTCATGCACATTTAAATAAGCTTGAAGAAAAGGGATATATAACAAGAAAAAGAGAATCTCCAAGGAGTATAAGAGTAGTAAAAGAATACAACATATAGAGTTTTAATAGGATTATATTTTATATGAGTAAAGATTAGGTTAATTATACTGAGACCTAGTCTTTTAAATATGTTAAGTTTATTAGAAATACTTTTATGCTCTCATTATTAGGATTGCTACTAATTTCATACTTATGAATATAAGAATAGCCTATGCCTATATATTGAAGGTCTTGAAGAGGCAAAATTTTGAAATTTATATGTAGTTGTTAAAAGAACTCCGTTAGATATTTGTAAGTAGTACAAAGAAGTGATCAAATGAATGTTAACGGACTTTATAATTTATATAGGAAACTATTTAACTATTTAAATAGTTGTTTTATTCATGCGGGTTTGAAGGAATTCAGATTATAGGTGATGTGAGTAAAGGGTGTATATAAAGATGCAATTTGAAAGATTTTAACAAATATGATATAATGGTAAAGAATGAAATATGTAAGAAAGGTTAAAGAGGTAAGAACAGCAAATAATTTTAATAGATACAAGGAATTAATAGGAAAATTAGACAATTTAGAAGTAAGAATATGGTATAATAAACGTGATAAAAACATTATTAATGAAATAGATAAATCATTATCAATAAAAGAACAAGCAAAGCAAGCTCACTTTTTAAGAAATAAGTATAGAGCACAAGCTAGAAAGCTAATGGCAGATAGAATGTTGGCAGAAAAATTAAGTATTAATAATACTAATCTACCTTTTGAGTATTATGAAAATAAATATTTAAATCAAGGATATAATGATAATGAACTCTATGAAAAGATAATAGCAGCATCTACAAGAACAAATAAAATGGTAAACGTAGCATTAGGAATTGCTTAGTGATTCTAAAAGTGCTACTATCATATTTTCAAGATGAATTTTTAAATTAGCTAAATTAAAAATGTTTTAATTATAAAATATATTTATATAATTTACCAAAAGTGAAATTAAGGGCAGTAGACTAATGAAAGTCTTACTAGCCTTATTTTTATTTCATTTAAATTTAGTATAAAATTGTTTATGGAAATAATAGAAAATTTAGAAAAATATGTTGACCAAGCGGCGGGAGTTAGGTACCATAATATTGTAATAATAATTTTAAATGGAGGGTTACAAAATGGAGCAACAATATTTATATACTGA